ATTTTGTTTATTTTTTTTTTTTTTTTTTTTTATTTTGATTTACAAAAGCAGGAGGAATGAAAATAAATTCAATCACCTAGGCAAAAGATCAGCCTGTCGGAAAGTCGGTGCGGTGCGTGGAGTAAGATTATGTTCTAACTCGTATTCATGCATCGTTTTCGCGGAGGGTGGAATGACATCAGGACCATTGATGAAGTGGGCGTAATTCCATTTCGGAGCGAACTCAAGGGGACCTTGGTAGGATTCGAAACATTTCTGAATTTCGCGGAAAGTCGGGAACTGAAGGTGTTCAGTTCTGAAGGACAGCTCATCGGTGGTGCCTTTCGACAGCATTCTAGATAGATCAAGCTCTACCTTGGGATCAAATCTGTGAAAGGGAAGGAACATGCAGTAAACATCATAACAGAAATTATAAAATTTTACATCTTGTGCGGCGGATGCGTAGGCAATTCCAATTGCGCGTGCTGACATAGTGTGGTACTTCAGTTTGTGCTCGGGATAGCACAGCTGAGCAACCAGCTTGTCGAGTGGGCGTTTTGGCTTGCCGAAGTTGCATTGATAGCCAAGAGACTCAATTTTTGAGCGGAGCATGGTAATAACAGACTTGGAAGTAGATAGGGTCATGTTGTATCGTTTGAGGGCATAGGATTCAAGGAAAGCTACAAATGAGTGTAGTTTAATAAGAGGCCAGTGCGTAAAGCCTGAGTTGTCATCGCCTAGTACAAAAAGCACTAATTGGCGGATGTCTTCATCAGAAGTACCATATTCGATCAGCGCGTCAATGAGGATGAACAGATTGGCGAATGAGTCGAGGTACTGTGTGTTGAAGAGACCGGATGGGACACCGGCGTAGAGGCGCCAGTATGCATAGCCATCGATGGAGAGGAAGGCCATGTTATTATACCACATGTGAAGGAAATGGAGTAGATTATCCATTCTAGTGTACATGGTGTGTTCGGTCAGGTCAGGATACTCGGGATATTCATAGGTCGGAGCGTAGCCATGAGAAATGACGATTAGACGACGAAGGAAATCAGTGTAGTAGAGGTCGGTGATTACACGAGGAAGGTGTTGATCATAGCCAGACCAGTCGATGGTGAAGAACGTCTCAAATTTGAGAGCCAGGTTGTCGAGATAGCAGTTAGAGCCGCGGACAGTTTCAAGGCCATACATGATGCAGCACGAAGGCTTGCGGGCTTGTACGAGCAGTGGGAAAGTCAGCATTGACTCGATGACGACGAAAAGGTCATCAACGGCGTAGACAGGGCGTACTTTGAGAGTCTTTTCACGGTCGGAAATGTGATTTCTGGTGAATAGAAGAGTGGGATAGTCAAGGAAAAAGTTCTCATAGTGAGCGATAAGATCATAGATCTGATCGTCAGTCAGGTTCTCATCTTCAGAAGCGAAGGCGAGGTTGAAAGGAAGGCCGGTTTCTTTTATCTTATGAATTAGGGTGCGAGCGTTCTCGTAAGTGGCATTATAGAAGTAGCCTTTGGAGGTAGGTCGTTCCTTGTATTCATCGGGATGCGAGAATTTGGCATGTGAGCGTTGAGCGTAAGAGAAACGGTTGTGATAACCAGTTCCTGTAACGAGGGGGCGCTTATCATATTGCGTGTCGACAAAGTGAAGGGGTAGATAGGGAGTGGCGTCTAGGAAATGAAAAACATGTCGGAGGACGTGCTCTTTACGTTCAGAGTCGATAGGGGCGGAGGGAACTTGTGGCTTGTTGAAGTCACGGAATGTACCATTAGTGGTGCCGGCTGGACGGCAATATTTATTGACGTAGGGCAGGTATTCGGGATATTTTCTGACGATAAGTTCGCGGAGCATAGGATTGATTGCGGGACCAAAGTCAATATCACCGGGGAGGTAAGATTCGTGGGCGTCGGTTTCAGCATCAAGGTTCAGAGGGCGAGAGGTTTCGGGGTTCTCATGAATGATGTGGCCGGAGTGGTATTGTTGCGGGATTAACTTGAGACCGGGAGCGGGGAGGCGATTCTCTGGAAGTTGAAAGTCATCGGGATAGGGGCGGCGGAGTTCAAAGGGTTGATCTCTGGACTGATAGTCGATGCGGAGGGATTCGACAATGCGCTGATATTCTGATTCATATATTCGGAAACGTTCTTTCTTCTCGTTTGGGACGTAGGCGTTAGCGTACATGCGGCGAGTGTCGAGGTCGTGAATTTCTGAAGTAATGACAGAAGGGTCTTCGATGTTCTGTTGATAGAGTTGCCATTCTCTCTTGATTCTAATTAATCGTTCAGCAAAATAGTTGCGGACGGAGTTGAAGGGGACGTGGAACTTCATGTTTACGGTACTTGGATAGTAGAGGATAGACGAATGTAAATTCTTAATTCTGAAGGGTGGTTCGATTAGATCTAACACGCGG